GATTGTTTCGGACTGGTGCTTCTGTGTCCTCGTCAGTGACGTATTAAACGCCATACAAAAAAAAATAAAAAATTAAATTGCTAGGCTGTGAGTGTTAACGCTAACTCTAATCGTAATCTAGCAGACTGGACTAATTAAGGCTTTTAACCCCCACACACCTTAGAGACTTACTTGCCCAGATTAACCAACTCGCAATGGTTGTGCCTGTGTGTGGCAGATGATTTTTGTATGTAGATAAAAACCAGTAAAAATAAATATTAAATATGTGTTTAAACTATGCATTTATGGATTGCAACCCCTAAAATGAAAAAAAGTGAAAATAATTCAAAATACTTTAAAAGCCTTATTTAGCGTGGTTTCTAGGACTTTATAGGATTATAAGTTATTTAATAGGATTTTATGGGAGGAATTAACGCTATAAGTGCATACTTTAATATTTATCATTTAAAGTGATACCAATCGGAAAGTGAAAATTAAAACTTTTGCTACTCTTCACCTTCTTTGTCTTTGCTTTGCTCTTTCTCTTTGTCTCTTTGCCTTTGAGTGTCTTTTGGTATCTTCTCTGGGCTTCTCTTTGTGCTTGTGTCTTCATTGTCATTTTCTGGTTGTTTGTATTTGCTTGGGTGTTTAAATGTAAATGTCATTATTACCTTTATTAAGTTAGTGTCTAATAGAGAGGGTTTACTCTTTGAGGGTTATTACTATTAAGGATATGTATACAGAGGAGATACCTTTAGTAGTCTTTAGGTTAACCTAAAGAGATACTTTAGGTAGATACTTAGGGTATGTCTTTTTTCTCATACCTATCTAATAGAGCAGGTTTACTCTTCATTAACCTTGTGACCTCTGCCCTGCGTTACCTTCTTAATGCCTCTGTGCGTGGCTCTGTGTGGCTCTGTGGGTGTGTTCCTGTGGTGCATTAGATGAGATTGAGGATTGCAGGGCGTGAGCCTGTGCGTGGTACTTAAAGAGTATCAAGGCGTGTGTCTGTGCGTGTGCCTTGTGTTCTCCTCTCATTACTGGAAACCAGTTCAACTAAAAAAACAGACTATCTCTCACACGTACACGAATAAAAAAAGAACACGCCCACACAGCCCCACGCAAAGGATATGCTGTCCTTATATATGAAAAAAATCCGCTAAATGCTTAACTTATTGACTATTTTTAAGGTTTCTGGGCGTGGTGCATGGGGGAAACTCGGTCAGTGTATATACGATATACCCACACAGATTTTCTCTTTAAATATTTGCCATGCGTTCAGACATACGGTTAGCACGATTGGGTGTCTGTTTAGCCCATAGACTATCTAGCATCTCCACACTGGCAGTCTTATAGTCCTCATCTTGTAGAGCTTTAAGCATACCCTTAAACTTAGATACCCCATAAGCACCCATCTGATAACACATCTCAACTACTATATGTCTAGCAGTGTCGTGGATATTGGGACATAACATAAGGACATCTTCCGCACCTGTTACAGCACGAGCAAAGTCTCTTTCAAAGAGTTTATTCCAACCTGCCATATCTGTAGGAGGTATTTCACCCTCTAACATTTTGTGACCATAGCCACCTGTTTTAAAACCTAGAGTATCTTTATAGACTTCCATACGGAAACCTTCTTCTTTTTTAATCTCTTTTTTAGTCTGTTCTAAGTCCATTATATAAACCTTTCTTTAGTCTGTTTTCTTCCAATATTATTTTCCATAAATCTTTCTAATTCTTGGTCTAACAACTCTTCTTTGTGCTGATTGTAAGATAAGGTTTGGTCTCTATCTAACCTATCTGTCCAATATTTAGCACACATGGCTAATGCGTCTATGGCATCATCATGTCTAAGTGAACCTTTGTCTCTTGTAAGCCTTGTCATTTGTCTAAACAACTGATGGTCTGGTTCATTCTTAAAATCTTCGTGTATTAGTAAATCATCTACTACTAACCTATGACTATTCATCAAAGGCTCTAGTGTATCTATTATCCGCTTTTCTTTTTGTGTATTATGTCTAACTTCTTCAATCTCACAGGGGTGTATCTTAGCCATAATAGGTTTTAACAACTGAGTTGCCATACCATCACCAAAGTTACTCTCAATGACTACATAGTTAACATCATGCTTCTTAGCAATATTTGATAACCTAGCCATAGTTGTATCTGAGTATCCACCTTCAAGACTACCTTGTGCAGTCAAATATAGAACTCCATGAAGCATTTTTAAGACTGCATAAGCAGTTTTATCTTCTCCTCTACCTGATGGGTCAATAGACATACATGTACCTTCAAACGGAGTAAACTCTTCAGACATATACATAGGAGCTACAAAGTAATCTCCTTTAAGTCCCACATTGGGAATGTCTGGGTCTATAGCTTTCATTTGTTCTGGTGATGAAGCCCATTGTATCTTTGCAGGTGCTTCTTTCCAAGTTGAACAACCTGAAGCTATTATTAAATCGTTTAATTTTAGAGGGTATCTATTTGCATCAGACAATGAAGTGTCCAACATGAATTGTAAGTTAAACCCTGAACGCCCATACGAAGCTAATCGTTCCATTAAGTCTGTAGCATCAAATCTTTTAGGGTCTGTAGGCTCACCTTCAACACCTTTAATAATACTTGCTAACTTATCTCCATAAGAAATTGTCTGAGTTTTATTAGGTACTAATGCTGTCCAAATTTTTGTCTTAAATCCTCTTTCACCTAATGAGTTGTACAATGACATCTCATTCTGCGGTGTCCCTAGAAATATAGTTCTACCAATTTCAGGTTTAATAATTGCATCAAATTCTTTAACTGTTTCTGACAACCTATCTCTCATAAGCTGTGTTTGGGAGTTATTCGCACTCTCAACGTCATCTGCAATGATAATATCAGCTCTTGAACCTGTCATCTGACCAGAAATACCCATAGACTTAACTGAGGGTGCATGACTGGCTGTAGCAGGTGCAACATCAAAGCTAATCTTTGAATGTCTTTGGTTATCTCTAGGTATTAGGTGTTGTAACATAGGCATCTCTGAGATTAACCTTTGTGTAAACGTACTGAAATCATCTGCTCTAGTTTTACTTGCAGATACTACTAATATGTTTCTTTGAGGGTTTAGTAGTAACTGGTGGCATACGTATGCCGAAGTAATCCAAGATTTACCTACACCTCTGAATGCTTCTATTACAATTCTTTTTTCTTTTGATTGAAGAAAGTCTGCAATGTCATATTGAATGGGTGTTGGCTCTGGTAAGTTTAAATGTTTCCAACATAAGAACAAAAAGTTCTTAAAGTTATTAATTCGTTTATCCATTAGTCCTCTGGGGTATCAAAAGGTACACTATCTAAAAGGTTTACTTCTTTTTTAGCAATAGGGTCTTTTGAATATTGTTTACATATCTCAAGACAAACTTTCATCTCTGAAGCTGTTAGTTCGTCACCAGATTTTAATTTGTTATAAGAATGAGTTACTAATAATTGAGGTAACTCTTTTATTATTGTTTCTAAATTACTTTGGTCTTCCTTGTCCGTTGTATTTTTTAAAGGTACTTCCTTTGTTTCTTGACTTGACATGTATTCCTTTTCTTTTTTTAGGTTTTTCTCTAGGTACATACGATTTTGCTGTTTTCATTATTTAGATAGCCTATCCATGTGATTATAAATTCTGCCAATCTGTTTATCCATTGACATAATCTCTTCGCTTAACATTCCTATATGAACCTCAAGTTCTACGATAGTCATTAGTACCCAACTAGAAATTCCTAAAAGAATTGCACCTAATGCACCAATAAGCATTGTATTATGTTCTTTTTTCATTTAGCTATTTTTCCTTTGTTAATACCTTTTTTTATTACGTATTCTCGAGTTCCATTAGCGTTAATTGAAACTTCTTTTTTAAGATTTTTAAACAAGTTCATTTCTTTATCTTTATGTTCTTTATTTTTTATGAACTCTGTTAATTTTTTTATGTCTCTCATATTTTTTAGATTTTGAATTAGGAAATTTAAACGTCCATAGGTCGTCTACAGTTTTGTTTANTTTTATAAAGATGTTGTCAATACCTCCAAAAAACCCTAATAAAAAGTTGTGCATTATTTTTTAAAGATGCTTGATACTTTGATACCAAAAGATGCGGCGACTATTGCTCCGAAGATATAAAATATCTCTGAAGGCATAGCTGATAAAACTTCAGCCCAACG